GAGGGACTTGTAAATCTTATCAATAAGTACCTTGACACAATGACCAAAATCGTATTACAATACAATGGTACAATCGATAAATATATGGGTGATTGCATTATGGCATTCTGGAATGCACCACTCGATTGTGAAGACCATGCCGACAAAGCAGTAGAGGCTGCAATAGAGATATCAAAGAAAGCTGATGAACTTATTGAAGAGCTTGAGAAAGAAGGCCTGCCTAGGATTGATATTGGTATCGGCATCAATACAGGCGAATGTATCGTTGGAAACATGGGTTCAGAACTTCGATTCGACTATTCAGTCATTGGAGATGCAGTCAACCTTGCCTCTCGACTCGAAGGCCAGACTCGCAATTACAATGGGGTTAGAGTGTTGCTATCGGAATTCACTTATCAACAGTGTAAAGGAAGAGATTTCAAACGAGTTGATTCTATCCAAGTTAAAGGAAAGTCAGAATCGGTTACCGTCTATACAATATAAAGAACCGTCTTTACTTTCACCACAAGAACTTTTTTGGACACTACAAGTCTTAGACATATGGACTACCTATGAGGGTATGAAATACGAATGTGTCTATGAGACTAATCCTCTTTTACCTAGAAAACCTGATTTGAATGATCTAGTTACTCACAAAACAAAATGGTTAGCATGGGTGCCAGTAGTATTACAGAATAACACAACATTGACAGCTGAAGAAAAACAAAATGTATTCAGACCAGGCAATAGAATGATGATTGCAGTAGTGTTCAATAATCTTATAGTTTTAGAAAGAGTAAAAAAGAGAGAAAATTGTAAAAAAATAGGTTGAAAAAACCAGATTAGTCATTATATAATATAAATATAAGAGTAGATGCTCGGGTGAGGTCTACGAAAAAAACTTGCTTATAAAAGGAGAAAACTATGTCTATCTATGACGATATCTTTGGGCGAACATTTCCGTTTGCCATAGGGTTCGACAGAACCTTTTCACTACTAGAAAGAGCCGCAGAGGCACCTTCTATTAACTATCCACCTTACAACATTATCAAGGAAGATGACGAAACATTCCGAATCGAACTTGCTGTTGCTGGGTTTGATAAATCAGAACTAAAAGTCTCAAAAGAGAAAAATGTTCTAACAATCGAAGGCAAAAAAGAAAGTGGTGATGATGAGTCGTATCTTCATAAGGGACTAGCCTCTAGGTCTTTCAAAAGATCATTCACACTTGCTGATGATGTACAAGTCGTTGGCGGTGATCTAAAGAATGGTATTTTGATCATCAACTTAGAGAGAGTAGTACCAGAAGAAGATAAACCACAACTTATCGAAATCAAGTAAAACCCTATTGACTAGTAGCATCACTTGTGATATAGTGGTGCTACTATAATATTATAGGAGTATATTATGTTAAATGTAGGTGATAAAATTCCTAATGTCGTTATGCCAGTAAGGGCTGATGGCAATTGGGTACATTTGAACACCCACGAACAATTTGCAGGAAAAAGAGTGATCATCTTTGCACTGCCTGGTGCTTTTACACCAACTTGTTCGTCTTTTCAATTACCTGGTTTTGAAACAATGTTTTCACAGTTTCAGGAAAAAGGTATTGATAACATCTATTGTCTCTCAGTGAACGACTCATTCGTTATGAACTCATGGTTTGAGGCACAAGGCGTTCAAAATGTCAGACCATTACCAGACGGTAACGGTGAATTCACCGAACTTATGGGTGCATCTGTAAAGAAAGCAAACTTAGGTTTCGGTATCAGATCATGGAGATATGCAATGGTCGTCAATGATAATGTAATTGAATCAATCTTTGCAGAAGAAGGATTTGGTGACAACATTGAAACTGATCCTTATGAAGTATCTTCACCAGAAAATCTTTTAGATAATATCTAATGCCAGATTTCAAATGTGATTTAGTCCTATCAGAGACAGACGCAAAGTTTGCCTCTGATAGAATCACAGAGTATTACCAAAACTTTGGTAATATGGCAGACTATCTAAGAAAAATAAAATTAGAAAGAGTTTCAGAAATGCCAACTCCTCTTTTTGGTTTCAATCTATCAGATGATTTCTTTTCAGACTTCACTATACATCCAAAAGACATGAACTTTAGAGTTGGTATTGCAGATCATGAGGTCTTTCATAACTACTTAGAAATCATAACATCACATGCTATAGAAGCATCAAATCCTGGTCGTAAACTCATTCTTATGGTTTATGAAACAAACACAAATAAGATTGTAGGTTTTATAAGACTAGGTTCACCTATGATGAACATTGCACCTAGAAATAGGTATTTTGGTGAAGTGTTAGGTGCAGAACAAATGCCTGTATTCAATAAACATGCTATCATGGGAATGATAATAGTTCCAACTCAACCTTTTGGATTCAACTATCTAGGTGGCAAACTACTAGCACTTATGTGTTGTTCACATGAAGTAAAAAAACTAGTTGATGAAAAATATGATATGAATCTATGTCATTTTGAAACAACCTCTTTGTATGGTTCAACTAAAAGTATGTCACAGTATGACGGTTTGAAACCCTTTATAAAAGGTCAAGGTCTAACTGATAGTAATTTTGCACCATTGATGAATGATAATTACTTCAAAGATTTAGAAAAGTTTTTTATAGAGAAGAACAATGGAGAACCTATTGTTTGGGAACAAGCATCGTCTAGGAAAATGAAAGCACAATCTAAAATGATTTCTATAATTAGAAAATCTTTGAATGAGAATGATAAAAAAGAATTCGATAAAGTGGTTGATGATGCTAGAAGACTAAACGAAAAGAAAAGATTCTATGTTTCTGATTTAGGATTTGAAAATACAAAAGATGTCATTTTAGGAAAAACAGAAACACTTATACCTAAATCAAACTATGATAGATATTCACTTGAGAATTTAACAGAGTGGTGGAGAAACAAAGCTTCAAGCAGATATGAAACACTACTTTCAGATGGAAGACTTAGAAATAAATTAGAAGTTTGGAATGAAAATCCAGATGAAATAGATATTATAAGATAATGTATAGAGTAGTTGAAAATCCATTTGAAAAAGATGCAGCTATAGAAATTACCGAAGGTGAATACAAAGGCTTGGTGTATCAATATGGAAAAGTACAATTCGAAGATGGTAAACCAAACATAAATTTTCAAAGAACCATACGAAGATTGCCAGATATAGTTGAAGAGAAGTCAGATGAAGAGATCGACAAACTACTAAATAATAGTGAACTAAATAAGATTATGGGAGATATCCTAATTGAATTATTACAGGAACAAATAAAAAATGAACAAAGAACTATTGAAAGAACAGATAAAGAGACATGAGGGAGAAGTACTAGAAATCTATGAAGATTCTCTAGGCTATCTAACATTTGGAGTTGGACACCTAATAAAAGAAAGTGATCCAGAATTCGGTCAACCAGCAGGTACACCTGTATCACAAGAGAGAGTTGATGAAGTTTATGAAATTGATTTCGACAAACATGTTGAAGAAACAATACATGTTTTTGAATCTAAAGGTGGTGAAGACTTCTACAGTCTACCAGAAGATATTCAACATGTGTTGATCAACATGACTTTCAATCTAGGTGGGACCAGATTTAGTAAGTTCAACAACATGTGGAAAGGCGTAATCGAAAATGATTGGGAAAAAGTTGCAGTTGAAATGGAAGATAGCAAATGGTTTGGTCAAGTTGGTCGAAGATCAATTGAACTACAGGAAATGGTCAGAAATTGTGGCTAATCCATTACCAGTTGTAAAGTGTGTCATTCTAAATTCAGGTGACATACTTATGGGGTTCTATGAGTTCAATGCAAAAACTCAGATGCATACTCTGTACGATTGTAAACAATGTGTCAGTGAAATATTAGAAGGAAGAATGGAAGTTTCACTTGCAGATTTTATACCTTTTGCAAAAGAATACAATTTCACTTTCCATGAAAGTAAAGTGATCACTATCTTTGATGCAAAACCTCAGTTAGAAATGAACTATAAATCATCAACAGGAAATACAGATTCGACATTAGAAAGTAATGCTCTTAGAGGTGGTAAAATGAGGGGACAAAAATGAGAAATGAAATAATACAAAGTTTAATTGCACACGCGGATGCGCATATCAACAAACACAAGATGAATGTAGAAATACATCTTGCAAATCCAGTAGGTGTTGGAGAACATTCAGATCATTTGGAGACAATCGAAAAAGAATTAGAACAAATTGCTCATTATGAAGATCAGAAAGAAGTTCTTCTCAAACACTTCAATAATCCACACTTTACAGCACAAACTACCTTGACAGAAGACTAATACTGTAGTACTATTACAGTATGGATTTCTACACAAATGTTACTCGCACACGAGACAAAATTTTAGCAATAGGCTATAAGGGTAACAAGAAACAAAAACTCTCTATATCATATAGACCAAAACATTTCATTCCTTCAAAAAAAGGTGATACACCTTATCGTGCATTAGATGGCAGACCACTTGAAGTTGTAGAACTCAACTCAATGGGTGGTGCAAGAAAGTTCAGAGAGAAGTATGCAGGTGTCGAGGGTTTTGAGATTCATGGTTATGACAGATATGTTTACACATGGATATCAGACAGATTTCAAGGTGATATAAAATATGATCTATCTCTGATTAGAGTTGCAACACTTGATATTGAGTGTGAGTGTGAGAATGGTTTTCCTGAACCAATTCTTGCTAATGAAAGGGTGAATGCAATCACAATGAAACCGTTCGGTAAAGATGCTCATGTCTTTGGCATTGGACCATGGGAACACAACAAGACAGATATAGTTTATCATAACTGCAAGAATGAAATGGACTTACTTGTCGAGTTCATCAAGTATTGGCGAGCAGAACAATTTGATATCATCACTGGTTGGAATGTGGACTCATTTGATATAACTTATCTTTGTAATCGTATCGATAGAATACTTGGTGAAGATGAACACAAGAAACTCTCACCATGGGGTCTATCAGATGTAAGAGAATGGGTATCATTCGGCCACCAAAAGAACATGAAATATAATCTTCATGGTATCAATGTACTTGACTACTTAGAAATGTATCGTAAAAAGACTTTTGTAAACCAAGAGTCTTATAAACTAGATCACATTGCAAATGTAGAGTTAGGTAAAAGCAAATTAGATTACTCAGAATATGGTTCACTTCATACACTTTATAAACAAGACTATGCAAAGTTCTTAGAGTATAATCTCAAAGATGTTGTTCTTGTAGAAGAACTAGAAGACAAACTTGGATTTATTGAGTTGGTACTCAATCAGGCTTATACTGCAAAATGCAATTACGATGATACATTCGGCATGGTGAAGTATTGGGAGACAATCATCTACAACTTTTTGAAAGAGCAAGGTATCCAAACACCACCTCAAAGATTGAAAACAGGTAATGATAAAACAAAACCAATTCAAGGTGCTTATGTAAAAGAACCACTAGTTGGTAAACACGATTGGGTTATGTCTTTCGATTTGAACTCTCTGTATCCACATCTTATCATGCAGTTCAACATTTCACCTGAAAAAATGTTGAAAGGTATCAGACAAGATGTATCAGTAAAAGGTCTGCTAGACAAACAATGTGACCTATCTTACATCAAACAGAAGAACTTATCAATTGCACCTAACGGTGTGATGTTCAAACGAGATAAACAAGGAATGTTTCCAGAACTTATGGAAAAATTCTATGATGAACGAAAAGAATGGAAGAAAAAGATGATCTCTTATCAAAAAGAGAGAGAAGTTTGTACAGATCCACAAAAGAAACGAGAACTCGATACTTTTATCAAAAGAGCATACAACAACCAACAAGTTCGTAAGATTGCGTTGAACTCTGCTTATGGTGCAATGGCAAACCAATACTTTGCCTTCTTTTCTACTGATCTTGCAGAAGCAATTACACTATCAGGTCAATTAGTAATTCAATGGGCAGAAAAAACTGTAAACAAATACCTAAACGAATTATTGAACACTGATAATGAAGACTATGTAATTGCAATGGATACTGATTCAGTTTATATCACAATGGACAAACTAGTACAAAAGGTTTTACCAGATGCACCAAAAGATAAAGTCATTGACTTCTTATCAAAGGCAGAAAAACAAGTTGAGAAAGTTCTTGCTGATGGATTTGCTGAACTAGCAGATTACACAAACGCTTTTCAACAAAAGATGGAAATGGGTCGTGAAGTAATTGCAGATCGTGGTATCTGGACTGCCAAGAAACGATACATTCTGAATGTACACGACAATGAAGGTGTAAGACTTGCAGAACCTAAACTCAAAATGATGGGTATTGAAACTGCAAAGTCTTCTACACCACAATGGGTAAGAAAGAAACTAGAACAAGCACTAAAAGTTGTGATGCAAGGTACAGAACAAGAACTATGGGAGTTCGTAGAGACTGCAAGAAAAGATTTCAGAAATCTGCCACCAGAAGATGTAGCATCACCAAGAGGTTGCAATAATCTACAACAGTATGCAGACTCGACAACAATTTATTCAAAAGGTACACCAATTCATGTAAGAGGTGCTTTGTTGTATAACCATATGTTGAAAGATAAAGGTCTAAACATGAGATATGAAATGATAAAGAACGGTGAGAAGATACATTTCACTTATCTAACTACACCTAATCCTATAAATGAAAATGTCATTTCATTTATCAATGTATTGCCCAAAGAATTTGATTTGAGAAGATTTATAGATTATGATCTACAGTTTGATAAAGCTTTCGTAGAACCTCTGAAAGCAATTATAACATTGATCGGTTGGAATGTAGAACCAGTTGCATCACTAGATAATTTTTTCGCATGACAAAAGAAGAACTAATTGAACTAATAACAAATCTTCATCCTGAAGATACAAAAGGAGAACTAAGTGGAATTTTTATTGGAAGACATGGCGAGGTGGTCACTACCGATTCTATTCGTATTGATATGGATGGGGGTCGAGTTATACTGGCTCAAAGAGGATCTGGAGAAGCGGAGACAAATAAGAAGAACTGGCAGAAAGAATTAGAGTTCATAAGGAACAGAAATAAATGAAACACATGATACGATGGATGAAGATCAATGCCTTCATCAACTTATACCTAGGAATCATTCTCACAATGGTATTGATTGCACTTGTCGTTGATATCACACTAGACAGTTATTGGCACACCAACGACTTCAAAGAACTACTACTTGGTAAAGATGTGGCATCTACTGATTAGTATCAAGTTCTATGTGTATAGTGTGTTGTCTGCTCACATACTTGCACTCTTCTATCTATTCCCTATTGCAATGTTCAATATCGTAATATATTCATTTGCATTATCCGTTTGTTGTTCCCTTATTGTAGCATACATAGGTTTCCAAGTTCAAATAGATGAGATTATGCAATTTTATGACTATGAACAGCATAACGAACTTGACCTGAAATTGAAAAGCACAGGGTATTACCTTACATAAATATATGAGGGGTTAGACTTGCAGTTGGCAGTCTAACGAAATACACCAATATTGGAGTAATTATGAGAATAGTAATGTATATGTTACTATTTTCTGTGGTATTTCTTCCTTCATGTGCCTCAGTTGGAGCAGTAATCGAAGGTGGAAAAGAGTTTACAACTGGCGTTGTTGATGGAGCAGTCAAAGGAACTGCAACAATCACCAAGGCAGTTGCTAATGATGTAGTATCAGTCGGAACATTGGCTGTTGACACTGCAACAGGTATCGTTGATAATGTTGCTGAAGAAGTCGATAGACAGACAGACGAACTACAGAAAGAGCAACCTGAAAAAAAGTAGAGGATATCATTCCAACAGCAATGTTGCTTGAGGCAATGATGCTCTATTGTTCAGAGTTCCCACAGAAATGTAGAACTGTAAAGGGGGACTAATAGTTCCCCTTTTTTATAAATAAAACTATTATGTATGAGTATCATGTAACAGTAACGAAAGTGGTTGATGGTGACACAATTGATGTCGACATTGATCTTGGTTTTTCCGTTGTTCTCAAAAAACAACGAGTACGCCTTATGGGTATCGACACTCCTGAATCTCGCACAAGAGATTTAGAAGAAAAGAAATTCGGTAAGGCATCTAAGAAACACCTCAAAGAACTTTTATCAAGAGGTAATGTCTCTCTTATTTCACACGACAAAGGTAAGTTCGGAAGAATACTAGGTGAGATATGGGTTCATTCTGTAGAGAATGAAGGTCATCCAGTATTTGAAAACGAAACTAAGTTTTGTGTCAATGCACAAATGATCAAAGATCATCATGCTGTTCCCTATACAGGCGAAAACAAAGATGATGTACAAGATCAACACATGGAGAACAGACGAATTCTGATTGAACAAGGTTTAGTATGACCCTTTTAGATTGTGTTTTTATTTTGTTGTTCGGTGTAATCTTTGCAGTTCTATTGGTTATTGAAACACAAATCAGTTCTATTAGAGCCATGATGGAAGAACATACACGCTATGATGAACCATTGAAAAATGGTCACAAAAAGAAGTAAAAACCTCTTTACATATCCCTATAAATATCTTATAATGAATCTATACATTATGAGAGGTGCATATGTCATTTATTAAAGACTTAGTAAAATCCAGTGGTAATGAATACGCTAGTATCGTTGCTGATGGTGTTGCAGCTGGTGATGTTGACTCCTTTGTTGATACAGGATCGTACATCTTCAATGCATTATTATCAGGTTCACTACACGGTGGACTTCCTTCAAACAAGATTACAGCAATCGCAGGTGAGGCTGCAACAGGTAAAACATTTTTTGCATTAGGTATAGTAAAAAGTTTCTTAGATATGGATCCAGAAGCTGGTGTTATTTACTTTGAAAGTGAAAGTGCAGTATCAAAATCTATGGTA